GAACGCGACGCCCGCCGGCACGCGCTCGAGGAATACGCCGCCGCCTCCGCGGACAAGCGCATGGCATGGCTCCACGCCAACCTCCACGGCATCAAACGCGACAAGCTCATCGAAACCACGGCCCGGCTCGGACTCCTGCAGATCATCGACCCGGACCCGCAGGGCTACACGCAGGCACTGAGCACATGGAACGACGCCGCATGCGGTGGCGAACAATTCACCACCATCAGCGGCATCGAACCGAAACGGGCGCTCGCCGAACTCCGCTACCACCTCGACGAACCCGACTGGGCGGTCTGGGCGGTGCAAATCCTCGCCGCACGCATCGAATGGTTCATCGACCCGACCGACTGGACCACCGTCAACGACACCAGCAGACGCATCCCCGGCTACTACCAGATCCTCCAAGACCTCGGCTACACGCCCACCGACGACGAAACCAGCCACCTCGACCAGCTCATCCACACCATCACCGAAGCCGACTCCGACGAAAACGAAGAAGACGAGGAGAACAACCAATGACCAGGAAACAACTCGAAAGACTCGCCCAACTCCTCACCGACACCGCCCAGACCGCCAGCACAATCGAACTGCGAGCGCTCGCCGGTGGCAGGGCGGATGACGGCATCGTGGCGATGGCGGCGGGGTTGAGGGCCGACTGCACTTCGTGTTTGGTGCTGGTCGACGGTCTGATGCAGGAAGGAGCGCGTTGTGAGTGAGTTCGAGGACTCGAAGCGTGCCGCCTTGGAGCGTCAGGGTTGGCATTGTCTGCGTTGCGGGACGAATATCCATGACCCGTCATGCTGGCCTGGACGCTCCGGCCATCACCGTCAACTGCGGCGTGCGGCGGATCCGGATGTGAGGCACAGCCCAGTCAACATCATCGAGCTGTGCGGTTCGGGTACGACCGGCTGCCATGGGTGGGTCCACCAGCATGTGAAGGAGGCCGAACGCCTCGGGCTGATAGTCCCGCTCGGCAGGGATCCGCGCACCACCCCGGTGCGCGACTGGCAGGGGATATGGCTCCGCCTCAACCAGGACGGCACCGCGACCCGTCTGACAGCCATGGAGGTCGCCACACTCGACATCGACGGGAGGGAAACGGAATGACCATTGACAAGACTGACATGCTGCTGTGGATGGACGTGGAGACCACGGGGCTTGACCCGGACCATGACAGGATCCTCGAGGTGGAACTGCGTTGCACCGACGTGAGAGGCGTGCGGTGCGTCGGCGGTTTCCGCCGCGTCATCGGGCTGGAAGGCCGCAAGGCGTCCGTTACGGACGGGAACATCAAGGCGTGGCGCATGCACTGCGCCAACGGACTGCTCGAAGACGCTCTCGACGGCGGATATACGGAGGAGGCGACGGCGAACGCGCTCGAGGAATACGTCGACAGCCTCGCGCAATCGTTCACCCTCCATCCGGCCGGCAGCAACCCGCAGTTCGACCTCGACTTCATCGGCCGGCTCTGCCCGAACCTCCCGCTGCACTACCACCGTATCGACATGGCCACCCTCCGCGACAGTCTCGAAGCCGCCGGCTGGGACGTGAGACCGGAAGAGGAGACGCCCGCAGCCAGCGCCCACCGCACCGGCACATGCCTCGACCGCGACATCCGCCAATACGCGCGCATCATCCGCCACCTCTCCGATCATCCGGTCCGATACGTCGCCACGGAAGCAGCAAGGTGATGAGCATCTCGGCAGTGATCCTCCTATGCGCCGCCATCCTGATCGGCTGGATGGCCAACAGGCCATGAACCGTACCAAACCAACTATGAAAGGAACCTCGGAATGAAACAGGCCATCAACCGCATCTCCAACCGCGTCGGCGACTGGTTCGCCACGCTGTTCTCCCTCACCGCGCTGCTGCTCGTGCCGCACGCCATCATCCGGCCGATCATCGGCATCGGCCTCCACCACTGGATCCCCATCCAATGGCTCGCCCTGCACGCCATGCTCATCATCCTCACCCTATGCATCGCGCTCGCCGCCTACATCATCGCGGACCGCACCGCCACGGAACCGCCGGAAACATACTGAAAGGAGCCATCATGGCAGACCAGGAAACCATTCCGATCGGTCTGGAGACGCAGAACAAGGTGGCCGAGGCCATCTACCTGCGCTGGTACAGCAACGGGGCCCGCCATCCACGCCCATGGAACGAGATGCCCATGGAGGGCAAAGAGCCATGGAGACGCGTGGCCAAGGACGCCATCAGCACGTTCTTCGCCTCTCCCGAGTTCCAGACGCTGCTCGACGACGTGTACGACGAAGGCTACGACGCGGCCGAAAAGGACGCCAGGGGCGAAAACGAAGGCGAGGAGCCGCGGTGAGCGTCAACGTCCCGCTGCATAAATGGCGGTCGGCCGACCCGACAATCCTGATCGGCCGCCGCTGCATCGCCCAAACCGACCAGGACGTCATCATCGACGGACGACTCGAACTCATCCGACATCCCGACGGCACCGCCAGCCTCCGCTTCAAAGGCATCGGAAACGACATCATCGACCACGATCCGAACACATGTTCCAACAGCATGAGCGACGGCATCCGAAGCCTCGCCATCTACGGAAAGGAATGAAATGCACCACACAGACACCGTCAGAATCGCCACCAACCCACGCAAATGGCGCAGACCTGCACCCTGCCCGGCATGCCGCAAGTCCCGGCCGCTCATCCTGACCCTCGGCACCATCTACAACCTCCGAACCCGCAAACCGGTCAACACCATCTACGGCTGCATCTGCCCCACCTGCCGGCACAAATGCATCCTCCACATCGACGGCAAAAACCTCAAAAAAGCCATCCGCCTCTGGAACCACCACGCCAGCCACCATCAAAGGAACGAACAATGAGAAACACCATCTGCGCCACACTTACCGCCATCACCCTCACCCTCTGCACCGCGCTCGCAGGATGCGGCAGCGCGTCGGGGCCTTCCACGCCAGCGCATGCGGTCCGGTCCGTCGACTCGCAGTGCTCCGCCGGGGCCGACGTATTCACGGAATGCGTCATCACCCTGACCGACACGAGGAAAGTTGACTGCGTCGTTTACTCGGGCTACGAGAAGGGCGGCCTGTCATGCGACTGGAGCCATGTGAGCGGCGCGGACAAGGAGCTACAGTGAAAATCTGGTCGCAATGCGACGCCGTATGTATCGCACCAGAGGACGACGAGGAACGGCAGGCGTGCGAAATCGCTGTCAACGCCCTGCTCAGATGGTCGGCGGAACACGACAAGGAAAAGGAACAACAATGAAAGACAGTGAAGCAGGCATCGCCATCGGCGTGCTCGGCAAGCTCATCGACCAGGAGCTCGAGGCCGTGCGCGCCGCATCCCGCGACGGCAACCGGCCGTTCTATGAGATATCGTCGACCCGGTATCATGCCTTCCTCTACGCCAGGGACGAGATCAGCAAGGCGCTCGCCGCAGCCGTGGATGAAAGGGATGCGGGGAATCCGTTCCTGCCGCAGCGTGACGAGCTGGTCACGCAGGATATGCACACCTGCGATTTGTGCGGCCGGTGGTGTTCAAGTCCCGTCTATTCCATAGGCCTCATCTACGGCGGCCAGGCGAAGACATTCACCGAGGTGTGCGCCGACTGCATGTGGCGTCTCAAATTCCAGCCGGTCAAAACCATCCCACTGGACAGCTACCGTCTTTTCGAGCAGTGGCTTCTATCTCGATCAGAAGCTGAAGAAGAAACAAGAGGACGTTATGATCGGTGAAAGCCAGCTTGACTTCGAAACCCAATACCTTCAAGGCGAATCCATCCAAGTCTCCACAGACAAGACCATCACGCAGATCGCCTCCGACGCCTACGTGCAGGGCTTCATCGCAGGACGACTTAAACCACCGACCAAAATCGAAATAGACGCCGCCCTACGCTACCTCACCAACAACGCGCTTATAAGACAGGGCATAACCCACGTAACAGTCAAAAACGCGCTCGCCGACATGTGCCGGGAAATGAGATACGCCTTGACGAAAAGAACCACCAACTGAAAGGAAACACGACAAATGAGCGAGGAAACACTCGACCCGCCACTGCCGCCGACCGACGCGCGCGCCGAAGCCGTCGCCGAACGCCTGTTCGGACTCAAATTTGCACTCCGCAAGGACGATCCGAAACACATCCACGACGAATGGGAGCATGCGGCCGACTGGATCCACGACGGATACCTGCGCCAAGCCATCGAAGTGCTCGCCGCCGCCGACCAAGCGCAACCCGCGAGCGCCGACGGATCCGATTACGGGGAGCGGATGCGCGTCGAATACCGTGAGTTGACCGCCCGCGCCGGCAGGCTCAGGGACATGCCGCAGCGGTATGCGGATGGCATGCTCGACTTCGAGCCCGCCTGTCCGATCACTCTGTTGAGCAGGCAGCTCAAAGTCATGGACGAATACGCTCTCATCCTCCGCAGGCGCGCCAACATCGAGCACATCAGCCTCGGCAACCAGCGCATCGACACGACGGTCGCCAGGGACACCCGATGAGCGACACGTCCGACCGTATCCGCGCCGTCATCCAATGCGTCACAGGCCTGCCGGCCGACCCCACAAACGAACCAACAAAGGAGAACAAGCAATGAGCAACGACATCGACAAAAGCGTAAACCGTCTCAACGCAGCCGAAACCATCCGCCGCCAGGCCATCGCACTGCAGAACCACATCAGCGAAGCGCTCGCCGGCCTCCAAACCCTCAGCGGCAGCGAGGACATCCAGATCAGCCACGCGCACACCATGGCCACCATCCAAGCATCCAAGGCACTCAAACAGGCGCACCTGATGCAGGACTCGGCCGACATGCTCGATCAAGCCGACCAGCGAGACGAGGAGAACAACATCAGCCGCATGCTCATCAGCAAGATTGCCCAGCAAGGCGAATAAAAAGAGAGGCCCCGCCAATCCGGACGGAACCCCCAAGAAACCAACCACCATTCTAGCCGGAAAGCGGGAACCATGACCAGTCAATGCCAACAATGCGGCGAACCAGCACAAACCACCCTCTGCAAAACCTGCGCCAAACACATGAGACGACAGGCCAGCAGCCTCGCCAAAACCATCCCGGAACTCCGCGCGCTCGCCGAACGCAAGGCGCACATCGGCGAGCGCGGTGGTGGTGCGCGTGGAGGTTCGGTCGGTCTGCCGGTGAGCGTGCATTGGTTGGAGGTGTATGAGGAGGCGGCCCGTTTGATGCTTCGGTTGGCTGGTTGCGTGGATTTGAAGTGGATGCTGCTGCCGGTCGAGGGATGGCGGCCGGCGTATCGTGCGGTGTGCAGGTCGTGGTCGCGTGTGGTGTGTTCTCCGGCTGCTGGCGAGCTGGCCGATCGGCTGGACAGGATGCTCCGTCGTATCGACAGGTTGTGCACGCCGTCGGATGGGCGCGTGACCGTCGTGCAGTGTCCGGATTGTTCGGCGTCGTTGGCGGTGCCGCAGGGCATGCGGGATGGCTGGTGCCCCGAATGCGGCGAGCGCCTCGACCTGGACATGCTGGTGTCCGGCCG